CGGCCGGCACTACCACCCTGTGCCGGCCATGCCAGGCGGGATGAGGCCGATGGCCTTGGGGTCGGATCCCTTGCTGCAGGCAAGGACTCTGACCCCATCCCCGTACAGCGTGGATCTCCTGGTAGAGCCGGCCGCTGGCCGGCTTCCTGTTCAGGGGTGAGATATATCCGGGGGAGGCATCGAGATATCTAGCCGGAAGAACCCGGAAGAAGGCGGGCGATGGCGGATGGATATGAAACGCCATTGCGCCTGGTGCAATCAAGGGGAAGTGAGGAACAAGCTCATCTGATTGAGGTTCCGATCCCGGAGGATGGCCCTCGCCAGCAGCTTCCGAATCCCTTGCTCAGACATTTTGTACTGCTTTGCCAGAGCCGGGATGGTCGTGCCGGTCCGCTGAGCCTCCAGTATCTCACGCTCGCGCGGGGTGAGCTTGAAGGCGGCGTCCTGGGGGAAGTAGATGGTCTGTCCTCCCCAGTTCTCGGACAGCATGTCAGCGACCGCCGCTCCGATGTGCTCTGCCACGTCGTCGTCAAGGCCGAACTTCCGCGCAGCCTTCGCCGCCGCAGCAGCGGCGTCATCCAGAAGCGTGTTGCGGCGGGCCTCCATCGACCTCATGCCGAAGGGGCCCCCCGCCGGGCGCGGCGATTGGCGTCGATCTGAAGAGCGGCGATCACTTTGGAGAGCTGATCCGGGTTGCACCATTCCAGGCGTCCTACCTTGAACATGTGGCGGGCCACCGAATGTGCATATTCCCACTCACGCCCCGAATCAGCCAGCAGAGCTTCGATCTTGGACAGCTGCGGGGATAGGTCGCCCTTGGGGCGGCCGGCCCAGCGCTTTGCCGCATACGCGGCCTTGGCCGGGATCCCGCCAAGTCGGCGCAGCTCGTTGGCGATCGCGTCGAGCTGCCGGCGGTCACACTTACCGGCGCTGCGCTGCGCTGGCCCATGCTCCCTGGACACACGCTCGACCAGGTCACGGTACACGTCCTCGGAGAGGCCGAGCTTCTTGGCACCGGCATGGATCGCCGCCAGCACCCGGTTACGGCCGTCGCCAGTCTTGCGCGCGCGCGTCATGCCTTGCTCCTTGTGGCCTGGGCAGCCCGGAGGGCGGTCTGCCAAGCGGGAACTTCCTGGCCAGTCCGGTCGAGGAGCCGCAGCAGTCCGTCACGCGCCCCCGGCACAATACGGCCACCGGCCTTCAGCGCATCGGCGACCTGGGCCTTCTTCGTCAGCGGGTCACGGCGCATCAGTCATTCCCTCTTGGCTATCGATCAGGTCGATCTGCGCAGCGATCAGCGCGCCAGCGCGCACCAGGTCGCGGCGCGTATCTACCGGCTTCCACCACTCCGGGGCCCACGGCCAGATGGAAGGTGGCGGCAGCCCGGCGATGTAACCGCGGGTGCCGCAGTAGAGATCCATCGCAGCCACTTGCGCGTAGGCTGTCGCGGCTCCGGCCAGCTCGCCACGGCGGTACTGCCGGTCACCGTCGCGCGTGAAACCTTCGGGCCCCAGTTGGCGCTCACGTTCGGCGGCGATGGCTTTGACGCCCGGCCCCAGCACCTGCGCGAGTGGCCCCGCTGGCTGAATTAACCACGCATCTTCGTCATCCTTGGAGAACGCCTCGGCATCGACGCGGCGGGCAAAGTGGAGCGCCTCATCTCGGTCGCCGGTCCACTCAGGGCCGAAGTCGCCCCACTTCCTCCAGCGGGTACCTTGCCCGTCGGCGACTACCCAACCGTGAGCCGACGTGAGGCCCGCTGCCTGCTCGGCCCGCTGATGGGCCGCGATAGCCGCATCCGCTGCCGCCCTCACTGCCGACCGTGAGGGACCGTTTGCTACCGCTCGGGGCGCTGCCTTGTAGGCCCGCCATGCGGCGTCATACACGGTCTCATCCACGTTGCACCTCCGCATCGGAAAGCCGGAAGGACTGCTCCAGCATCTGGAACAGGCGACGGATCTCGCCGCTCTGCAGGGCAAAGCGGGCGTCGAACTCGGCGCGGTGGCTATCGGCGTCGACCTGCTCCAGCTGGGAGAGCGCTCCGTCCAGGAACTTCAGCTTGCGCACCACCAGGTCCTCGCCCAGCTCGAAGGACAGCGCGTCCTCCAGCACCAGGGCCAGGCGGGTGACCTGCTTGCCGGCATCCAGATGCTTGTCGATCTCGTCGCTGCGCAGTTCCTGGTCGCTGCAGCGCACCTTGGCACCACCCTCGACCGGATCGCGCAGTTCGGCGGACTCCCCGAGAGACAAGCCATCCGGCAGGGGCTCACCAGCGATCCAGCCAGTCAGGATCGAGCGCGGCGCGACTTCGGCGTTCAGCGGCATCGCCGGGAAGCTGCCGAGCAGGCCGCGGATGTCGGACACGAGGGCCTCAGCCACCTTGCGGCTGGAGGTATCCACGGCCACGTAGCCGTTGGCAAGGTCCAGGATGGCGTCGTGGCGGCTGTTCTTGACGAAGGCCTTCGGCAGCAGCTCGTGCAGGATGTCGTCCTTCATACGCTTGCGCTCGCGACCACCCGGTCGACGCCCATGTTCCTGTTCCATGACCTGAAGACGGCTCTCCAGCGCACGGTTAACCACCGCGGCCGGCAGGATCTTGTCCTCGCCGCCCACGGTCAGCCAAAGGAAATCGCCCTGCCGGCAGGACAGGAGCTCCTGCTCCTCGCGGCCGAAGGGGGAAATGAAGCCGCGCGAGTTCATTTCCAGCGGACCGACCGGCTTCAGCACGCCATGCGGCAGCACGGATTCGACTTCGGAGAAGTCGGTGCTGGTCGGGAAGCGGAACAGCACCAGGTTACGCATCAACATCGTCGTCCTCCTCTTCTTCTTCGGCCTGCTCGCGCTCGGCGGTGTGGATGGCCTCCTGGCACATGTAGATCAGCTTCAGACAGATGCCCCGATGAGCACCATCGAGCTTCCCGGCCTGATCGTTGACTTCGAAGAAGGCGACTCCGAGTGCCGCCACTGCCCGTACGCACGGGTCGCTGTCCGGGTTCTGCAAGATGGCTTCGCAGCTGGGGCGAGTAAGTTGGATTTGTGCCATCAGACGTTCTCCTTGGAACCGGTGCACCAGCTATTGGCACTCAGCCCTCCCCAACGCAGGCGGCGCGGATGCTGGGAACACCACGCAAGCCAGAGGCCAAGCGCGTCCCCCTTGGCCTGCTGCGTCTCCGCCTCTGGCACCCCCGGCACGATCAGCATCCCCTGCATCAGGCCCTTTCCATGCCTGGCTACGACGCTGATCACCTTGCGCAGCTGTGCATCACTCCCTTCGGCGATGAAGATCGCACCGTCAGGCACGCTCGTGCCAAACCCGATCTGGCCATTGGCCCAGCAGTACGCCATCACGATTGCACCTCCTTCGCCGCGCCACGCTTGATGAGGTCATTGAGACCGGGCGGGCAAGGCCCCTGCCATACAAGCACCGGCGGGTGGAGCAGCAGCGCCAGGATGGCGTCGAGGGCCGCTTCGGCCTGGGCCTCGCACTTCTCGGCCATGCCATGCCCGACCTGGCGAGCTATGGCTGTGGCCACGGCCCGCTTTGTCTGCGGGTCGCGCAGTCCACACACGAGATCGAGCCCGTCCATTCGCCGAATCGCGTCAGCGGTAGTCGAAGCCATCGCGCCCACCGCCTGTTGAGCGCACGGACCGCACATGGGCGATTCCGCTGAGCCGGTAGGCAGCTCGCAGTTGATGCACGCGTGGCGCGGGCCGGAGGTGGCCACCTCACCATCGGAGCGGTCTTCGAAGTGCAGCAGTTCCGGCTGGGAAATGTGTCGCTTCAGGCGCCAGGGGAACACATCTCCGCGCGCCTCGATGTACTGCACCGCCTGGCGGATGGCCTGGCGAGCGGCGGTTGCGTCTTCGCCCTTGGCATTGCCGCAGCTGGCATCGAAGAAGCACAACCCATCCAGCTCAACAGCCGGCGCGTGGATCTCCACGTCGGCCCGTGCAGCTTGGTCGGCGATCGCCACTGCCAGCGCCAAGGTGCCGGCGTTCAGTGCACCGCGAACGCCGTCGAAGCGGAAGGTGCAGGTGTCTCGGATCTTCGGCATGTCAGACCCCCGCCACGTCGAGGGAGATCGGCTGGTACTGGCCCCGCGCGTCGCGCTCGTAGAACCGCACATAGGTCTTGCTGCCCACCACCGTCACCGCGTCGCTGATGGCCTTCATCGCCTGCTGCCAGCGCGGATCATCGAACTTGAGGCGATGCAGCGAGAGCACCTCGCCGGTCTTGATGCTGCCGTCCTGGCCCACCTTGAAGGCGCTATTGACCAAGGTGCGCAGTTCGGCTCGGGAGCCTTCGGTCCAGTCGTTCAGGCACTCATCGATGAGGGCCTTGGCCGCCTGCAGGCGCTCATCGAATTGAATGCTGTCCTGGCAGGCGCGCAGGATCTTGTAGCGGCCGTCGTAGGTGTACAGGCTCACGTTGCCCTTATCGCCGCCGATCTTGGCACCGTACTGCTCGCCACTGAGCTGCACGAAGGCTGCAATGTCAGCGAACGTGTCCGCTTTGAAGGTGCGCAGCTCTTCGCGCAGCTGCAGGGCGCGCTGGATCTTCTCCTGCACCAGCTGGTCGCGCGCCAGATCGATTGGCTTGATCTGTGCCTCGGGCACCAGCCGACCGTTACGGTCCTCGCGGTAGCCTTCGGGAATGGTAGGGGTCATTGGGCGCCTCCTTGGGCGACAGTGGTAGTAAACGGCTGGGTGGGTCGGAGGAGATCGGGGACGCCTTCGACATGAATTGGGCTGGTGGCGGTGAACCAGTCGGCGCGCCAGCGACGTGCGGCGTCCAGCGAGATACCGAGCAAGCCCGATATGCGCTCAGGGGTGAGGTGGCGGGGATTCTGCGTACGGGCCGACAGCGCGAAGCGCATCGCGCGCAGATGGTCGTAGCGCTGACGCCCGGTGCGTGCCATTACTCCACTCCGCCGAGAATGCGATCGAAGTGGTCGTGCAGCGAGTCGACCAGGCGCCCGCCGAGATACGGCGGCAACTCGCCCTCCAGTTCTTCCTGGGACTGGCACACGGTGCCGATGGAAGGCGTCAGGGGGCCTTTGTCGAAAGCGGGGCCTTCGTAGCCGCCAGCAGCAGATTGGGCCTTCTGTACCCCTGTCGTGCCTGGCCGGTTACCACGCACGCGCTGTGCCTGCGCGGCGGCCAACGCCGCCGGGTCGATCTTCCAGTCGGGGTTGAGGCGGTAGTTGCGGGCCAGCCCTTCGCCAACGCGCAGGATCATTCCGCACCGCACCGCCTTGGCGACCGCGTTGGACACGTAGCCGCGGTACTGAAAGCCGTGCTCCATCACCCGGTCGATCAGGTCTTCAGACCGGACCACGCTGCCGCCCAGCGACAGCGCGATAGCATGCTGCAGCGCGGGACTGGGGATGGCGCTCATGGCTGAACCACCTGCGGTTGGGTGACGCCGGCCTCGGAGCGCGTCAGCACGATGACCGGCGCCGGGCTGGGCGTGGTGCGGGCGACGACGCAGACCACCGCGCGGTGCTTGCCGTCGACCTTGCTGCGTGCCTCGGCATCCGCGATGGCCTGGGCCGGATTGGCGAAGGCGTCACCGCCCACCCACTCGGCCGGGACCACCAGGAACTGGCCACGGTCAGCCATGTGCCACCTCCTGCAGCATCGGCCGCCGCTGGGTCCATTCCAGCTGCACGCCCTGGTACTCGGCAGCCATCACACGGTCCTGGCCGCCGCGACCGTTGGGTTGGCGGCGCTTGAGGTGGCCGCCAATCATCGGCGGCGGCCGGTTCACGATCAGCACGGCGCGACGGCCATTGCTGTGCAGACCCAAGACCTCGATGCCGCTGTTCTCCAGCTCGCGTGCGGTGTTGGCGGCGGCGTACAGCACGTCGGAATTGCGTTCATGATTCATGGTTGGATTCCTCGTCGGTGGCGGGCTTGTCCAGCCCGAGTTGTCCGTACAGATCCGGGAGCGCAACGCGCTTCATCGCGCTGACCTGCTCCAGGGAGGTCATGGCGCGCCCGACCAGGAAGGTGCAGGCGCGGTCCAGTTCGGCCGCACTGGCGGCCAGGTGGTAGCCGTGAGCCGGGTGGGCGCAGATCGGGTGTCCCTCGCGCCGCAGCTGCTCGATGATCTGGCGCAGGCGGCGCTCGTCGGCGGTGCTGGTGCGTGAAGTGATCTGCTGCACCAGGTCGCGGGCGGTGATGCCGTTGACGGCGCCGCGACGGCCCTGCAGCTGCAAAAGCACCGTCTGTGGGGACAGCTCTTGCGGTAGCAGGGCCAGCTGCATGTCAGTCGGCCCTCCGATCAATGCCGGCGGCGATGGCCAGGTCGACGATTGCGTCCGCATCCAGGTACCAGCGCTTGCTGGTGCTGGAAGACGTGACCTGAATGCCATAGCTGGGCAGAAGATCGATCCCGTACTCGCCGCCGGTTTGCTGGTCCAGGATGTACAGCGTGGCCACCGCTGAGTCCTCCAGGAAGGGCGGCTTGCTCGCCACCATTCCTACGGGCCGATGGCGCTTGGGGTGGGCACTGTGGCTCTTCCGGTTACGCACCTGCCCGTGGCAGCGTTTGAGCGTCGGAACGGCCATCACTCCTCCTCGTCGTCATCGCCGTCGCGCAGCTGGTCGACCAGCGCACGCAGCTGCTGCAGGTTGAGGCTGTCCAGGAGCGAGGCCATGTTCTGGCCGTCCCGCCAGTCGATGTGCGCTCGGCGGAACAGATCCCGGTGCATCACCGTCACCTCGCGATCGGGGAGTTCCGCTTCGCGCAGCAGCTGATGCGCGAAGCTGCGCAGGTACGGCAGCCCGTCGGTAGCAGCGCGGTCAGCCATTCGCCACCCCTTCGCGCTGAAGCACGTCAGCCGGGACATGGGCGGTGATGCGCTCCCAGTTGGCGCGCGGCACGATCACTACCTGCAGGATGTCCACGTTGATCGGCTCGGGCTTGTCCTGCATTTCGAAGGGAATCAGGATGGCTTCGGTGGCGAACGGCCACACGTCGCCCTGCGGCGTCCTCACCATTGCTTCTACCGCCGGCCAGCCTTCAGTTCGAATGGCCATCTCACACCCCTCGCACGACGTCGGCGGTGACGGTCGGCACGCCCAGGTCAGCGGCGCGGTTCATCGCGGCGGTGAGCGCGTTCTGGACGGCCAGTGGGTACAGCAGCGAGCCCGCACCGCGCGAGGGAACCAGCTTGGCCCGCAGCGCGTCGATGGCACTCTGTTCCACCACCTTGTCCAGCGGCACCTGGGCGCGCTTGAAGCGGTGAGTCAGGTAGGCACCCAGCTCGTTGTCCAGCGGCGGCAGCGTGATGATTTCAATGCGCTGTACCACTTCGCGCACCTCCGGGTTGTGCTCGGAGAGCTTCACGCCCAACTCGGGCTGGCCGATCAGGATCACCGACAGCAGCGGGCGCAGGCCGTCCTTCAACTCGCGGAAGCGCTTGAGGTGCTTCAGCGTGGGCAGCGGCAGGCTGTGGGCCTCCTCGATCACCAGCACGTGGCTGTGGCCGGAACGAGCACTGTCGCGCAGCGATTCGTGCAGCTGACGGAAGCGGGCCTCCGGGCTGCTCTTGGGCTTGGCCAGTGGCGCGACGGCGGCCATGATCGCCTCAGCGATGTGGTGGCTGCGCAGGGTCTTGCCGACGGCGTCACTGCCTTCACTGGCCAGCACATAGGGCTGGATCACAATGACCGCCTGCTCCTCACGCTGGATGCGATCGACCAAGTCTTCGCGAAGGGTGCTCTTGCCGGCACCGCTTTCGCCGATCACCGCCGCGAAACCACCGTGGCGTGCCACCTGGTACATGCTCTCGCGGACGTAGCGGATGTCCGGGGAGAGGAACACCTCCTCGGCGCTGGCCGGATCGGCGAAAGGATTGGTGGTCAGGCCGAAGTGACGCTTGGCCTGTGGGGTCAATGCCTGAAAACGCAGTAGCATGGGATCTTCCTCGTCGTGGATTTCGTTGTCGTTATCGGTGTCTTGCGGTGGGGAAACCGGGGCCGGCGTGTTGGAGCACGTCGGCCCCTCTTGCTCATGCCAGGCGGCATCGGTCACGCCGTGCTGGTTCAGGCAGGAACTGATGGCAGCGCGCACCGCTGCCGGATCGCAGCTGGTAGGCAGCTGGCCGTGGTTGATCAGCGCATTGAGGGCCGGACGGCTCAGGCCCGCGGCGCTGGCCAAGTCGCCCTGCTTAATGCCGGCATCGGTGAGCAGGCGCTTCAGACGCAGGGTCATGCGGCACCTCCTTCCACCAGGCGCAGGCCGCCACGTTCCGGTGTGGCCAGGGTCTGTGCCCAGGACTCCACCTGATCCACCGGCAGACCATCGGGCCAGCGCTGGGCGGTGCGGGCATAGTGGTCAGCCGTCCAGGTCGAACCCGCCGCCTCCAGCAGGGGCTTCAGACGCATGGCCGCTTCCACATGGTTCAGCGGCGGCAGCTCGGCCCGGATCGGGGCGGGCTCAATACGCTGGGCGGCCAGCACCTGCGGCACATCGACCTGGGCGACGCGGCCCGAACGCGGCAGGCTCGGAGCCACGTTGGCCTCGCGCAGGTGCTTCATCGGGTCGACCTGACCACCGAAGGCCACGCGCTTGGCCTTGCGCGCAACCGCTACCTCGGCATCGGTCTGGACCTGCATGGCGAGCCGGTCCAGTTCCTTGCGAGCTGCGTCGGCCGGCGTCTCCGGAGCCGTTCGGTACTCCGTGCCAACCTGGGCAGCGCTGTCCAGGAACCCCCAATCGTCCCGTCCGATGCGCGGTGCGATGTAGTGCACGGGTGCGCAATCCTGTGTGCCCGGCATCAGCACACGCACGCTCCCCTCTGGATCCAGAGCATTGACCACCACGTCGACGCGCTGACCGTTGATGAGGCCGGGCACACCACGCACGTCGTACTGCTGGGCGCGGAAGCGGATCATGCAATCACGTACGGTGCAAGCCTTGGGCGCGCTGGTGGCCAGCTGCCGCAACACCTCTACCGCCGGAGCCAGGCGCAACTGGTCAGGGGTGATGCGCAACCAGCCATCGCGGCGGGTGTAGCCGGTGCGGCTGTGGGTGCGTGTGGCGTTATAGGCCTGCGCCCACTGCTGGGCCAGAGTGTTGATTTCCTCCAGGCTGGTAACCGGCGCACGCAGCTTCAGCAGGGCTTCGAAGTGCGTTTCGATCAAGTAGTTCGCATTCTCGACCTGACCCTTTGCGCGTGCATTGCCGACTTCGTTGATGATCGGCTCGATGCCACAGGCCGCCAGGAAGCTGCTGGTGCTGGTGGCTGTCATGGCGCTGCCCGGATCCATCATCAGGAGCTTGGGGACACCGTGCATCGTGCCGGTCTCGCGCCGGGTCATCGCATGGATCAGTGCCGAGAGTAGGTTGGCGCTGCTCTCGGCGCCCAGAACGTAGAAAAGCTCAATCGCGCCGCTGGCATGGTCGGTGATGGCATAGCGCCAGAGCCGTCGTTCGGCGATCTTGGTGAAGTTGCCTGGCTTGCCGCGGTAGAACTCGCGCTTGTCCATCACCCGCGTGCCGTCATCGGCCAAGTAGAACTGGCGGCTGACCGAGGCATCGATCTGCCACAGGTAGTTGGGGTGCGGAGAGGACAGGCGTGCAGCTGGTGTTGCTGCCGCCAGCTGATCACGATGGAAGCCGTAGTGGCGAATGGCGCGGCAGATCGCCGAGGTGCTCAGCTGCACCACCTCGCCGGTACCCTTGTCCACGCGCATCGCCTCGATCTTTCCGTTAGCGCGCAGGGCATCCACGGCTTCTTCGACCGGCAATGCGCCCGTGCCGGTCAAGCGACGGGTTTCCTCCACAAGCGCCGCAATCGAGGCGGCTTCATCGCGGGTGAGGGACAGTTCGCCCGCATCGGACCTGCGCTTGCGGGGCTTGAGAGCCGCCGTCACCTTGGACAGGTGACGGTAGGCCGTCTGGACCGAGCATCCCAGCTGCTCGGCCAGCGCGGAGGCAATGCGCCCCTTGCTGCCGTGCGGCGCCGCCAGCAACTGGCTGGCCGCAGCCTGGATGAGGACCTCGGACACGTCAGATCCCCGCGTCGTTGATGACAGGGATCGCGATGGCCAGATCCTCGTCATCGCGGGCGATGCGCACCGACGTGAGGAGGCGGCCAATCACGTCGCTCAGGAACCGAGCCGCGTCCTCCTCGACGTGGTTGTCGCAGGCAAAGTCGGCCAACGCCTGGATGGAGGCTCGCAGGCCGCTACCCTCGCTGCCGATGGCAGCCAGAACATTCTGCTCCGCCTCGGTTACCGCCTGCTTGAGGGTGACCAATTGCTCGTCGGGCGTAGCGGCCTTCCAGCGGCGCTGCGCCTTGATGGTCTTTTCATGCTCCTTGTTCAGATCCTCGCTCAACTTGTTGATGCGCTGATCTTTCGCGTCGGCATCGGCCCTGGCTTCGCGCAGAGCTGCGCGCAGTTGGCTTGCGCTCATGCGCTCCACGTCGTCCACGGTGATGCCCGCAACCGACTCTCCGGACTCCAGCGCCTGCAGGTCCTCGTCGTCCAGAACCGCCAGTTCCAGTACCTTTGCTTGGGTGCCGGCGGCCTTCAAAAGTGACACCGTGTCACTTTTGGAGAACTTCAGGGCGACGGTCATCAGGCGTGCCGCCGTCCGGTAGTTGAACCCGCGCATAGCGATCTGCTCTTGGAACTCGCCATGTGCGGTCTGCTCCTTGATGAGCAGCAGACCCCTGCCCATTTCGAGGATGTCTTCAACGGAGCGGCGCTGGCGGTACTCGACCATGCTCCAGAGCGAATCGGTGTCCAAGGCGCCGGCATAGCCCAGCGTGGTAGCCAAGGCCTTCACCTGCGCCTCGGCCTGCGCCATGACTTGCAGTTCCTGGTTGCGCTCGACCAGCTTGCCCGTATCCAGATCCGCGCCAACCGGCTCGGCTTGGGCAAGCGCCTTAGCGCCGCGCTTATTGGGTTGCTTCTCTGCCATTTCGATCCTCGTCATCAGTTGGGGCTACGGCTGTAGCGGTTCTTGAAGTCATCCAGCTGCCGCTCTTCACGGGCCACCTCGGCTTGATGGGCCAAGGCGATCTGGACAATTCGGGGGGACAGACGCCAGTTGTCCTGGTCAAAGGGAGAGCGCTCGACCAAGCCGTCCTCGGCCAGGCGCTGCAGGTTGCGCAGCGTGGTGCTGGGGGATTCGCCGATGGCGTCGGCAACGGGTTTCAGGCGCAGACCGGTGCGGCTGTGCCCGGCCAGCGCGAACAGCAGGCGGGTGAAGATGCTCTGCTCGCTCATGCCGCAGCACCCTGCTGGCGGCGCGCCAGTTCCTTCAGGATGCGAACGACGCGGCGGTCGGCTGCGTCGCAGGCGCCGGCCAGTGGCAGGGTGAGCGCCAGCGGCTCGTCCGATTCGACAGCACGCTGCCAGCTGCTCACTGCGGTGGCGTACTGGTCGCGGGCTGAGGCGAGCAGCAGCTCCAGTTCGCGGGTGGAGACCTCGTCCATTGGGCGGCCCGGGGCGTTCATGCGGAGGCACTCAGGCCAGCGGCCTTCAACAGCCTGCGCCGCAGGGCCTGACCCTTCGGGCCATTCCAGCGCCCGATGAGGACGTCCCGTGCGTTCTGCGGCGGCACGCCGTTCTCCATGCACCAGCCGCGGAGGCTGGTTCCCTTGCCAACGAAGGCGGTACGGACCTTGAGGTGAAGATCCAGGCTGGGGGCGGGTTCGCTCATCGCGTGTATCCTTTGATCCTTGTTCCATTGGTTGGCTGCTCTAGGCGCTGCCAGTGGAAGTAATCATGGTACGGATTTCCGTGCCTGTCAACACATATGGCATGGAATTTCGTATGACGATCGGAACCCGTCTGAAGAGCGAGCGGGAACGCCTGGGGCTCACGCTGCCTGAGTTCGCGGAACTCGCAGGGGCGAAGAAGAACACCGTGATTGACTGGCAGAGAGACACATCCAGCCCCCCTGCCGCTAAGCTGGCTGCACTTGCTGAAGCTGGAGTGGATCCGCTTTACGTGTTGACGGGGCAGCGCAGCATCGCGCGGCCCGGCATGACGAACGCTGAGATCACGCAGTTCAATGACGTGGTGGATACGTTCTGGATGCTGTCCGATCCCGGTCGCGTAATGGCCTTGAACATGCTGACGGCCTTACTAGCGAAGGAGACCCAAGAAGGGTCGTCTCGTGGATTGCGTAAGCCAAAGGCCTGACTGCCGTAGGTGCGGTGCCGTCGAGCTTTAAGTCGCGCATCCTTCGGTGCGCTGAATCCAAATCGGACAAGGAGGCGTCATGAAGAAGTTGGTTTTTTCGCTCGTGGTTCTGTTGGTGCTGCTCGGTGCAAAGGCTGTAATCGGCCAAGACTTCAAAGATCAGAATCTCAAGCATCTAGTCATCGGAAAAACCACGCTTAGCGAGGCAACTGCCCTCTTGGATGCGCCGCCACTGCGATCATCGGTTGGGGCGAGCGGCGCCACTGGCTACACCTGGCAGTACATCCAGTCGAAAGCCAGCCTATGGACCGGAAACGTTCGCAGCTCCAGTAAGCAGGTCATCCTCGTCTTCAACACCGATGGAACGTTCCAGAGGATTTTCCAAATGGATGGCATTCAGCTGTCGCCTGACGATCTCGAGAGGCTCTTCAGCCAACCAGCTGCCGAGCACGCACACAGGCAGCAGAGCCAAGGGAAATCACGCGCAGTTGCGGACTGATTCAGGGTGATCGTGATCTGACGCCCCCTCCGCTGTAGCGTGGATCGCCCCGCCTTCCCACACTCTCACGCGCGCGCGGGAGATTCCTCGAAACCAGTTTCAAAGACGACGCTCAGTCAAACACTGAAACTCTGCCCATCGGTTCGGTGTGCGCATTGCGCACCTGGCCGGCGGGCATCCTCGTCTGCCCGTCGGCCATCTTTCCTTGGAGATGGCGCATGGCAGCAGAGCAACCCGGTAACAAGGCACTGCCCATCGCGGGTGGAATGTTGGCGACCATGCTGGCATTGCTGCTCGGGTTGGTGCAGCCCTTTGAGGGCTACTCGGCCCAGCCCTACCGTGACGTAGTCGGCAAGCTCACGGTCTGCTACGGCCATACGGCAAAGGTCGAACAGCGCACCTACACCCGTGCCGAATGCGAGCGCCTGCTTCAGTCGGACCTCGGTGTCGCCTGGAACACCGTGCAGAGTTGCATCAAGGTGCCGATGACGGACTACCAGGCGGCCGCCCTGACATCGTTCGCCTTCAACGTCGGTCCCGGTGGTGCTGGGGTCAAGGATGGCCTGTGCTTCCTGCGCAACGGCCAGCAGCCGCGGATCCGTGTTTACGCCAACCAAGGCCGCTGGGACCTTGCATGCGCCCAGCTGAGCAACTGGGCCAACGCAGGAGGCAAGCCCTACAAGGGGCTTGAACGCCGCCGTACGGCGGAGAGAGCGATGTGCGAGGGCCGGTACTGATGGTCCGCGCACTGCTCGCAACGGTTGCCCTGCTGCTGGTGCTCCTGCTGATCGCCATTGCCGCAGCACTCCTTTATCGCGGCAATGCGCTGGACGCGCAGGCTCGTGATGCCACTGCGCAGCAGCGCATGGTCACGCTTGAATCGCAGCTGGCGAACGAGCGCAGCGCTCGCGACACCGAGCACACCCAAGCCAAGGCAATGGCCCAGATCGGAGACGAACATGAAGATGATAGGGAGGCGGCCGCGTCCATCCCTGCTGCCGTTGTCGCTGGCCTGCGCGCTGGCAATCTCCAGCTGCGCGACGACCTCGCCACCTGCCACACCGCCCGCTTGTCCCAAGCCGTCTCTGGCGCCGTCGAACGTGATGCGACCGCCGAACTACGTCCGGAGGTTGCAGGCGTTGCTCTTCAAATCGTCACCGAAGCCGAAGACCACGTCCGCTCCTGTCAGGCCGCCATCGGCGTCCTCACCGGACAGCGTCCAGCCACCGAGACCAGCCCATGATCGTTGAAGTGCAACCGCTCTACCTGGTGTGGTTTGCCGGCATCGGTATCACGCTGCTCGGCGGGCTGATCGCTGGCGGCCGCTGGTTGGTCAATCAGTTGCAGCAACGCACAGATCAGCAGCTGGCCATTCTTATCAACGACAGCAAACGCTGGCGCGAGGTCGAGGGCGTGCTCACAAAGTTCCGGGTGGAAGTAGCCAAGGAATATGTGCGCCGTGAGGACTACGCCCGCGGCCAGAGCGTGATCGAAGCCAAGATCGATGCGGTGGCGTTGGAACTCAAGAAAATCGAGGAAAAGGGGAGCAAGCCGTGAGTCACGGAAATCAGGGGCCCGATCTGGGCAAACTGCGGCGGGAGCAGCTCCGCTGGCTGATGCTGCTGGTGCTGGATCGCGCTCGTCCGTATCCGATCGGCGAAGCCGTTCTGGCAGGCGCCGCCCAGGACATGTATCCGGATGCCACCGCGTTGGAGGTACGTCGGGAGCTCGACTACCTGGACACCCGCCGTCTGATCGAGATCACAAAGTCGCCTTCGGGACCGTGGTCGGCTGAGCTGACGCGCCACGGTGTGGACATTGTCGAGTACAGCATCGACTGCGGTCCGGGCATCGCCCGCCCGCCGAAGTACTGGTGATCCCATGCCCCCTGTGAGCAAGATCGACCTGCTGCCGGCCGATGTGCGTGACGAACTAGATCGGCGCCTGGTTGCCAACGCCTTCGGCGGCAGCATCTCGCTGTCCGAGTGGCTGGGCGAGCAGGGCTACGAGATCAGCAAGACCACCGTCAACGAGCGCGCCAAGCGGCTCAAGCGCCGCCTCGCTTCGATCAGTGCCAGCACCGAAGCCATGAAGCTGGTTGCTGAGCAGGCGCCCGACAATGCCGCCGAGCGCGGCAGCGCGCTGTTGGGCCTGCTGCAGACCGATCTGTTCGAGGCGCTGCTGCAGTTCCAGGAGGCCGCCGACCAGGACGATGAAAGCATCTCACCCGCCGACCGTATTGCTCTGTACAGCAAGGCGGCCAAGGCCATCGCCGAGCTGACCCGCTCTTCCATCGTGCGCGAGAAGTGGGCCGGCGAGATCCGTCAGAAGGCACTGGTCGACGCGGCCAGCCGGGTTGAGGAGGCCGCACGGGCGAAGGGCTTGGATGCCGAGGGCGTGGAGTTCTGGCGCAACAAAGTGCTGCATGGAGTCGGCTAAGTGAGTGTATTGGGTCCCCTGCCGGATACCGAGCGCGTCCTGGATTGGGATGAGCTGCCTGAGAGCGTGCGTTCGATCTCGGCAAACTTCGATCCGAGCAAGGCCGGCGTGCTGATGGCCCATCAGTCCGAATGGATCCGGATGCAGGAAGGGCTGGATATCGCGGTCTGCGAAAAGGGCCGCCGTACGGGCATCACCTTCGCGCAGGCGCTGAGCGACACCATCACCGCCGCCTCCGCCAAGGATGCCGGCGGCGACAACGTGTGGTACATGGCCGACACCAAGGAAAAGGGCCTGGAGTTCATTGGCTACGTGGCCAAGTTCGCGCCGATCATTGCCCAGGGCCAGGCCTCGCGTATCGAGCAGCACATCTTCCAGGACCAGCAGCCTGACGGCACCAGCCGGCAGATCCAGGCATTCCGGGTTCGCTTCGCCAGTGGTTTCCGTATCACGGCACTCTCCTCCCGCCCTGAGAACATCCACGGCCTGCAGGGCGTGGTCGACCTGGACGAAGCGGCGCTGCACAAGGACGTGGCCAAGGTGCTCGAATCGGCCACCGCGCTGCTGATCTGGGGGGGCCGGATCCGCGTGTGGTCTACTCACCGCGGCAAGAAGAATCCGTTCAACCAGCTGGTGCAGGACGTCCAGGCCGGTCGCTACGGCCCGAAGGCCGGGGTCATCCGCATCAGCTTCGATGATGCCGTGTCCAACGGGCTGTATGAGCGGGTCTGCGCCATGCGTGGCAAGGTGGCCACCGCCGAGGGCAAGAAGGAGTGGTACACCGCCATCCGCTCGGCCTATGGCCCGCGCAAGGCCGCCATGCGTGAGGAGCTGGACGTCATCCCGCGCGATGGAGATGGCTCGGCCATTCCCTCAGTCTGGATCGACCGGGCCATGCCCGAGACCCGGCCTGTGCTACGCCTGGTCTTCGATGACGACTTCCCCAAGCGCTCGGAAAAGGAGCGCGAGATTTGGTGCTCGGTCTGGATCGCCACCACGCTGCTGCCAGTGCTGCGCGCGGCGATGGCCGGGTTTACCGGGCGCTGGGCAATCGGCATGGACTTCGCGCGTCACCGCCACTTCTCAGTGATCAAGCCGGCCAAGGTCAGTCAAGATCTGCGCCGGGACGTGCCGTTTCTGATCGAGATGGCCAACGCGCCCACCCGCCAGCAGGAGCAGATCCTGTGGGCGCTGCTGGATGCGCTGAAGGAAGGATGCCCTGGGCGGTGGTCGTTCGCTGGCGACGCCACTGGCCCCGGGCAGACCTTGATGGAATACACCGGCGACCGTTACGGCCGGGCCGAGCTCGATGCGGAGACGGGGCGCTACAGTGGCGGCCCGATCCATGAGGTCACCCTGTCGCGGCCGTGGTATGGCGAATGGATGCCCAAGTACATCGCGTTGTTCGAAGACGGCTTCATCAGCCTTCCCAGGGACGCGTCCCTGGAAGACGACCACCGCGCGGTGGAGTACGTCGACGGCATCCCGATGGTGCCGCGTCTGGAACGGAAGGACCTGCAGGATCCGGAGCTGGTCCGCCACGGTGATGGCGCGATCGCCGGCGTGCTGATGCAGTTTGCCGCGCTCAACCACGTCACCTCGGTGCCCATCGAGTTCCAGGCGGCCGGCGCTCGCGCCTATTTCGGCGACGGCCGGGCTGACGGCATGGCCACCGTCGTGACCGATGAGGCCTTCGGCACCGTCAGCGGCGGCAATGATTTTGGAGGATTCGTATGACCATCGCTCGCCCAGAGATCGGCCGCGAGATCGCCACCACCGCCGACGGCATCGACATCACCCGCGGCTACACCGGGCCGCTGCTGCTGCCCTTTGACAGCGTGCTGCGCAATCGGGGCGGCTATGACCTGCAGATCTACGAGCAGGTGCTGTCCGATCCGGAGGTGAAAACCACCTTCGGATCGCGCCAGGATTCGGTGGTGGCCTGTGAATGGCAGGTGGAGCCTGGTGGCGAGAAGCGCATCGATCGCCAGGCGGCAGAGTATCTGCAGGAGCAGCTGCACGGCATTGGCTGGGACAACGTCACCCGCAAGATGCTCTTTGGCGTGTTCTACGGCTATGGAGTGGCCGAGATCCTGTACAAGGTCGACGGCACCCGCATCGGCCTGGAGGCAATCAAGGTCCGCAATCGCCGGCGCTTCCGCTATGGCAAAGAAGGCGACCTGCGCTTGCTCACCCAGACCCAGATGACGGAGGGCGTGCCGGCACTCGCGCCATACTTCTGGAACTTCTGCTCCGGCGCTGACCATGACGATGAGCCGTATGGCCTGGGCCTGGCGCACTGGCTGTATTGGCCCGTACTGTTCAAGCGCAACGGACTCAAATTCTGGCTGATCTTCCTGGAGAAGTTCGGCATGCCCACCGCGGTGGGCAAGTACGACGGTGATGCGACCGATCCGGAGAAGGCCAAGCTGCTGCAGGCCACTCGCGCGATCCAGACCGACAGCGGCATCATCATGCCCAAAGGCATGGAGCTGGCGCTGCTGGAAGCTGGACGCAGTGGCACGGCCGACTACAAGGCCCTGCAGGACTACATGGATGCCACCATCCAGAAGGTGGTGCTGGGCCAGACCGCCAGCACCCAGGGCACTCCCGGCAAGTTGGGCAACGACCAGCTGCAGCGCGAAGTGCGCCGCGACATCATCACCTCCGATGCCGACTTGGTGTGCGAATCCTTCAACAAGGGGCCGGCGCGCTGGCTCACCGAATGGAACTTCCCCGGCGCGGCCATCCCACGGGTCTATCGCGTCACGGAAGAGCCGGAGGATCTGGACGCCACTGCCAGCCGTGACAAGAAGATCCTCGACCTTGGCTACAAGCCCAAGCAGGTCTACATGGACCAGACCTATGGGGATAACTACGAGCCTGTCCAGGTGCCGCCGGAGCCGCCTGCGGTACCGACAGCGATCGATGGGCCGCAGTTCGCTGATGCCGGCGGTACCGTGGGTAGCCTGCTGCGCCGGCACTATCCGGCGGCCTTTGCCGACAGCACCCCGAAGGCGCCTGATCCTGCCGTCGGCCTGGGCCGGCAGCTTGATCGGCAGCTATCGCCCATTGGCAGTGGCTGGGTGGAGCAGATCCGCCAGCTGGTCGATGAGGTCGATTCGCTGGAGGAACTGCGCGACCGGCTGTTCGAGCTGCATCCGAACATGACCCTGGACGACTACGCCTCGATTATGGCCGATGCGATGACGGCAGCGACGCTGGCCGGCCGTACCGACGTCCAGGGCGCGGGAGACTGATCAATGGCCGGCGTTGCCTACGCTCAACTGCCGTTCCAGGAGCAAATCGAGTTCTTCCGTCGCAAGAAGAACGTGCTCACCGAGAGCTACCTGGACGTATGGGAGGCCGAGCACGACACCAGCTTCATGGTGGCTGGCGCCAACCGCGACGCACTGCTGGCCGACTTCCGGCAATCCATCGACCGTGTCATCGCCGAGGGCCGCACGCTGGAGCAGTTCCGCGAAGACTTCGACCGGATCGTGGCCACGCATGGCTGGGACTACAACGGCGGTCGGAACTGGCGTTCGCGAGTGATCTACGAGACCAACCTGCGCCAGAGCTACAACGCCGGGCGCTGGGCCCAGCTGCAGCAGCTGATCAAGGTGCGGCCGTTCTGGCGTTACAACCACAACGATGCCGTCGAGCACCCTCGGCCGCTTCACGTGTCCTGGAATGGCCTGGTGCTGCGCCATGACGATCCGTGGTGGCGCTACCACTATCCGGCCAACGGTTGGGGCTGCCAGTGCTATGTCGATGCGCTCAACGAGCGCGACCTGCGCCGCTTGGGCAAGGGCGGTCCCGACACGGCCCCCGAGATCGTGATGCAGTCGGTGATGGTCGGGCAGCGCAGTCCCGGTGGGCCACGTACGGTGCTGACACCGGCAGGCGTCGATCCTGGCTTCGGCTACGCGCCAGGTGCTACGGCCGATCACTGGCCCATTGGTCGTGGTGGTCCGGCAACACCGCCATCGCTGACAGGGCAGCTGTCCTCCACTCTGCAGAACGCCCTGGAGACCGGCGCGCGGCTGCCAGCGGCGCCTGCTGCGGCCAGTGCCGCCCAGGCCTTGGCCCGGCCGCGCGCCAAGGATGCGCTGCAGGCCGGCTATGCCAGCTGGCTGGCCAGCATTGATGCCGATGCTGCCCATGCTGCCCGCTACCTGGCCGGGGCACTGTCGCCAGGACTGGTATCGCAGCTCCAGCGTGCCGCCCTTCGCCCAGCTACGGCCGCCTTTGCCGTGCTGGCCGAGCAGCTGCCCATTACTCGGCCTGGTGCGGTGGCCATCGCCGCAGCCGAGCTGCCGATCCGTCTCCTCGACGCGGCGGCCATCCTGCTGGACGCTGCCGCAGAGCGCCTGCGCTACGTACTGGCGGTGGGGCGCCCTGCGTTCATGGTGGTCGACGTGGCCATCTCGGAAACGGGCGTCAGCACAGTGCAATCACAGCTGCAGATGCTGATGCCTTCTGACCTCAAACGCAGCGTCTCCGACGGCACGCTGCAGCTGCTGCAGGGATCGCTCTGATGGCGCATCTGGAAGTGACCCTGGATTCGGCAACGCCCGCACTGGCCGATGCGCTGCGACAGCTGGAGGGAGAAGCACGGCAGCTGATACTGAAGGATTGGGGCGAGTACCTGCTGGGCTCTACGCGACGCCGCGGGAAACAGCAGGTCGATCCATCAGGTCGGAAGTGGCGGGCGCTGTCGCCGTCGTACAAGCGCTACAAGCAGCGCAAGCGTCCAGGAAGGCCAATCCTGGAGTTCGATTTTCATATGCTCGGCGACATGGCGTCGTGGCAGCTGGATGGGAATGACGCGGTCCTGGTCGGCACCAACGCACCCTATGGCGCTATCCATCAGGGTGGCGGAACGATAAGTCGTCCGGCGCGTTCGACCCGCGTGCATCTGAAGAAGGGCAAAGGCGGAGGTCGTTTCGTCAAAGCCAGTCGGCAGAATGAGCGCTATCGGCGTTGGGTCACGCTTCCTGCGTATACGATCACGATGCCGGCTCGCCCTTGGCTGGGCGTCAGTCGCGAGGATGAGAGGGAACTGCTGGATATCGCTCAGGACCACGTGGGCGGCGCTTTCAAGTAGCCGGCGCTTGAGCGGCGCTCTGCGCGCCGCTACAGGCGCGCTGCCACACTCGGGCGTCCGCCGGTCCCGTTTGGTGTCTGACACGCCTCTGCGGCCGATAGCGGTACTCGTTTCCACACAGGGCGATCACCACACGCGCAACTTGCATCTGCAATTCGGATTCCCTGCAGCGATCCGTCCCAAGACGTGAGACGACGCTGCGGGAAAAAGACGGCATGAGCCAGACCGCCGCAGCCCTTGGAAGTTGGAAACCAGTTTCAAAGACAGCGACGCGTGGCGCGGGAAAACTGGCGGCATGAACCAGCCCGCCGCCACCCTGCAGATCTTCAAAGCTGGCACGCACGTTGCCGAGGACGGCCGCACGCTTACCTTCAGCGAAGCGGATGTGCAGCAGATCGCTGACAGCTACGATCCGGCGATCCACGAAGCGCCCATCGTGGTGGGTCATCCCAAGACCGACGATCCGGCCTACGGCTGGAGCAAGGCGCTTCAGGCCAAGGATGGCATCCTGCTGGCCGAGCCACACCAGGTCGATCCTGCCTTCGCTGAGCTGGCCAACAATGGCCGCTACAAGAAGATCAGCGCCTCCATCTTCATGCCCGACTCGCCGGGCAACCCGACGCCGGGCAAGTACTACCTGCGCCACATCGGCTTCCTGGGCGCGCAGCCGCCGGCAGTAAAGGGGCTCAAGTCGGCCTCGTTCGCCGAGGGCGACGATGCAGCCTGCTTTGCCATGTCGCTGGCCCCGCTGGGCTGGACGCTGACGGATCTGTTCCGTCGCTTCCGCGACTGGCTGATCGATACCCAAGGCTTGGAGACGGCCGACCAAGTCATTCCGGACTGGCAGATCCGCGGCATCGAGAGCAGCACACGCGATGACGACAACTCGCGCACGTCGGCCCTCTTCGCGTCGCCATTGCTCACCCAGCTCCCGCGCAGCGCCCTCGGTGTGCCTGCGTCTATCCAGGCAACGCCTACAACTCGTGAACAGGTCAAATCGGAGATCGACCCCATGTCCCAGCAGAACAACGCCGAGCAGGCACAGCGTCAGCAGCAGCTCGACCAGCAGGCTTCCACCCTGGATGCTCGCGAGAAGGCCCTCACCGCCCGTGAACAGGCCGCGCGACGCGAAGACGCAGTGGCGTTCGCCGAAGGCCTGGTGAAGGAAGGCAAGGTGCTGCCCCGTCAGCAGCCGGCTGTGGTTGAGCTGCTGTTGGCCCAGCCGGATGGCAAGGAGCCGCTCAACTTCGCCGAGGGCGAAACGACGGTGTCCAAGCCGGCGGAGTCGGTGCTTCGCGAGCTGCTGATCAGCCTGCCCAAGGCGGTGGACTTCAGTGAGAAGTCCGGTGGTGACGCCCCCAACGCAGCGGTGAACTTTGCCGCACCGCCGGGCTCGCATATCGACGCTGGCCGCGCGGAGCTCTTCAACAAGGCCAAGGCCTATCAGCAGCAGCACCCCGGCACGTCCTGGGCGGCTGCAGTCGCCGCGGTCGGCGGCTGACCCATCTATCCAGGAGCCAACCATGTCCCAGAACATCGCTCTGCTCACCGTGTCCGTGCTGGCCACGGCAGCGCTCACCCACAACCGCTTCGTCTCCCCAACGGGCGGCGTAGCGGCTGCCGGCGGCAACGCCTATGGCGTCACGCGTTCCGACGCGGCCATTGGCCAGCTGGCCCCGGTCGACATCCTGGGCACGACCCAGGTGACCGCAGGTGGCGCGATTGCCGCGGGCGCTGCCATCGAGGTCGGGGCCGACGGTAAGGCCGTCACGGCTGATGCGGGCGCGGTCGTTGCCCGTGCCGCCCCCGGTGCCACGGCAGCAGCCGATGGCGAAGTCCTCGAAGTGATCCTCATCCCGAACTGACCGGCAAGCGCCGCAGGAGATTTACATGTCCGCACAGATGACCCCCGGCCAGGCTCGCGTCGTTGACCCGATCCTCTCCGAACACGCGCGTGGCTACCGCCAGGCGCAGCTCGTGGCCACCGCGCTGTTCCCCTTCGCCGACGTCGCCGCCTATGGCGGCCAGGTGATTGAGTTCGGCAAGGAATCCTTCAAGATCTACAACGCAAAGCGTGCGCCGGGTGCGAACACCAAGCGGATTCGCTTCGGCTATGAGGGCAAGCCGTATGCCATCGTTCCGAGCGCACTGGAGGCGCCGGTGCCGCGTGAACACATGCGGGATGCGAGCCAGGTTCCGGGCATCAACCTGAGCACCCGGGCCGTGAACATCGTGCTGCGGTCCCTGCTGCTGGAGTACGAGGTGGACAGCGCCAAGATCGCTACCAACGCTGCCAACTACGACAACGACCACAAGGTCACGCTGGCTGGCAACGACGTATGGTCCAGCGACGAGTCGAACCCGGCGCAGGACGTGGAAACCGGCAAGGAAGCGGTGCGTGACAGCATCGGTCTGTATCCCAACACCATGTTGCTGTCTGCGAAGGCGTTCAAGCAGCTCAAGCAGCATCCGAAGCTGATTGATCGCTCGGCCAGCACCGGCATTCGCAAGGTCACCTTGGATCTGCTCAAGCAGGTCTTCGAGATCGACAACATTGTTGTCGGCGGCGGTGTGGTGGCCGATGACAACGGCGCGTTCGGTGACGTCTGGGGTACCTCGGCCGTTCTGGCCTACGTCAGCCCGGGTGCCGACGTGAATGCCAACGTTGAGGAACCGAGCTACGGCTATGGCTATCGCATCGAAGGCATGCCGCTGGTCGAAGTGCCCTACTGGGACAACAGCGCCAAGAGCTGGATCTATGGCGTCAGCAACGATGCCACCCCGGTTCTGGCCGGTATGGCTGCCGGCTATCTGATCCAGGGCGCTGGTCTGTAATCGGCCGCCGGCGACAGGAAGTCGCCGGGATTGGCTGCCGCTCATCCGTACAACCCAGCGAGCGGCAGCATCAGGCGAACGCGGGCCTGGCCGTGCGCAGCACAGCAGAACCATGCGTGACAGCCGGAGAGCACGGCACTACACCTATTCGGAGATCTCGACGTGGCCAAGCCCCGCACTGCGCCGCCCAGCGCACCCACGACCGTCCAGGACGACCAGCCGGCCGCCGCGCCGGCCGTCACGGAAGAAAAGTCCGCAGAGACCGCCACGGCACATCTGGATCCTCCGGCCGATGCCGATATCGATGCCGGCGCCGCCGCATCGTCGGACTTGGCCGCCGACCCGGCGCTGGCACCGGCCGAGAGCGATCAGGCTCCTGGCGCCGGCGGTGACGTTTCCGCATCTACACCGCCGGCCACCGCTGAGGCCAGCGGCTCGGACGATACCGCTGCGGGCCTCGGCGCCGACGTGAATTCGCACGATGACGACGCGCCGGCGCGCGTCTGTTTTGAGGTGCTGACCCCGTTCAAGTTCAAGGGGCACCCTGTGAAGCCGCCGGCCTGGATCGAAATCTCCGAGGACGACGCGGCGATCTACCAGGCCGCTGGCGTCCTCGGCACCGAGCCGGCCGAACCCTTCGACCAGGTCTGAGGGCCGCCATGTCCTACTGCACGCTCGAACTGCTGTCGGCGGCCAAGCTCGCGCAGGAACTGGCACAGGTGGCCACGCCGGAGCGCTACCCGATTGTGGACGACGCACTGATGGATGCCACGCTGCTCGGCGGCGATCGCAGTGCCTTCGACCCGACCGACGTGGCGATCGCCGATGAGGCGGCCGCGCACGTGCAGCGTGCCTTGGACGACGCCGATGGGGTGATCAACGGCTACCTGGTCATGCGCAAGCCCAAGCCCTATCCAGTGCCACTGCCGGCGCCGGTACCGGGCATCGTGTCCACTTGGGCGCGATGGATTGCGCGCTACCTGCTGCACAAGGATCGGGTCAACACCGAGGAGCGCACAGATCCGGTGGTGCGCGACTACAAGGAAGCACTGCGTTTCCTGGAGTTGGTGCGGGATGGCAAGTTCAGCCTCGGGGCGGATGACCCGCTGCCGGCGCCGAGCGGTGGTGCTCCCCAGGTCTGTGCACCGCCGCGGGAGTTCAGCCACCGCACCCTGCAGGACTACGGCCGGTGAGCACTCAGCCCTTCGACACTGGCCTGGTGCGCGATCGCATCCGTCAGGGCGTCAGCGACAAGGATCTGCGTCAGATCCAGGGCAGCGCCGACTACGCCGCCGTTACAGCGCTGCGCGACTTCCCTGCGCCGTGCTGCTACGTGCTGCTGGCCCGTGAGATGCCGCTGGAGACCAAGACGGGTGTCTCGATGCCTGGCCAACAGACTCGTCTGGCGCAGCTGGTCGAAGTGAACTTCGCGGTGGTGACCGTGTGCCGCAACTACCGCGAACAGCGCGGCGCCCAGGTGATCGATGAGCTGCGCCTCCTGCTGGGAAAGGTTCGCCAGCCGCTGTTGGGCTGGACGCCGCCCATTCCTGGAGGTCGTGCCTGCCAGCTGATCGAGGGCAACCTCGAGGACTACGACGCCGCTACCGCTCTGTGGGTCGACGTATGGAAGACCCAAGCCCTTCTTCAATCTGAGATCCCGCGATGACCACCCAGAAATACACGATCAAGAGGCCGGGCCTGACGCTGTCCCGCAAGCCCGTTGCCGCCGGCGAAACAGTCGAGCTTTCCGCTGACCTGGTGCCCTGGGCAGTCGAGCGCGGCTTCATCGACGCCCCCGAGGCTGATTCCTCCCCCAACACGTCGCGCAAGGCCAGTGGCCAGCCGACCACTGCCAGCGCCCAGGAGGCGAAGTAAGCCATGTCCGATACCGAATATTTCTCCCTGCAGGGTCGCGTGTACCTGGGCCTGCGTAATGCCGACGGCAGCCGCGCACCGGCGCGCTGGGCCTATGACGCCAGCCAGCTCGAACTGGCCATGTCCAGCACCCGCGAAACCAAGAAGGAAAGCTGGTCCGGTGTGCGCGGCGTAGGCGCCACCATGACCACCGAACGCACCCTCGGCGTCAATCTCACCTTGGGCCAGCTCAACACCGATCACCTGGCGCTGGCCACTGACGGTACGCGCATGGAGCTTGCCGCCGGTTCAGTGGCCAACGAGGCCATTGGCACGGTCAAGCCGGGTGACGTGGTCGCGCTGGAGTATGCCGCGATCAGCGAGCTGGCACTGGAGGGCGGGACACCGGCCGTGCCGCTGGTGCTGGACACCGACTACACCGTCAATCTGACCACCGGCATCATCACCTTCCTCACCGCCCAGACGGCGGTGGTGGCCAAGACCTACGAGTACGCCGCGCACAGCCTGGTGAAGGTCTTCGAGAGCACCAAGTCCGAGTACTACGTGCTCTTCGATGGGGTCAACAGCGTCGATGGCACCACCATGCGCTTCCGCGGCGAGGTGCATCGCGTCACCTTCCCGGCCTCGGAGACGCTGTCGCTGATCAATGACACCTTCGGTGAGATCGCGCTCACCGGCGAGGCCAAGATCGACCCGGTGCGCCAGGCCGATCCGCGCTTCGGCCTGTACGCTCGCGCCTTGCTGGTGGATGCAGCCTGATGGCCAAGGTGATCGGCAATGTCGGTCAGAAGCCCTCCGGGTCCGGCGCAACGGATCCGGAGGCCGTTGCCGGCGAACTGGACATCCTGGCCGGTCAGCAGCACGGGCAGATTGGCGAAAGGACCGTCACGGTGCGCGAGTACGGCTTCTTTGAGGCCGCCCGCATCCTGCCGACCGCCGCACCACTGGTTGCGGACCTGCAGCCGCTGTTCGAAGGCGCGGAGCCACCTTCCATGCTGCAGGTGATGGACGCATTGGTGTCCCATCCGGATCTGATCCGGCACCTGCTCGCGTGCTCGATCGCAGCGCCGCCGGCTGATGCCAAGGATCACGCGGCCGAGGTGCGGGAGCAGGAGGCGTGGCTGGAGACGCTCAACGAATCCGACGGTGAACAGATGCTGCTGCTGTGGTGGCAGGCCAATAGCAGTTTTTTTCTCCGCCGCCTGCTCCGAAACGCGATCAGTCAAAAGGCACTCCCGTCGGTTACGGACGCGTCTTCACCGACCTGATCAACGCTGGCTACGGCCGCAGCTTTGGCGATATCGGTCGAATGACCAAGCGCCAGATATCCCTCGCCTGGGAGCACGTCCAGGCTCAGCAGCGGCGGGCTCGGCGGGAGCGCATTACCGACACCAACGCTGCGTATGCCGGCGGTAAGTCGATGACCACCTTGCTGAAGGATCTGAAATAAAATGGCCTCCTCGCGCAACCTCGAACTGGCGATGCGTATCGCCCTGGACATCGAGCAGGTGCGCCAGGCGCTGCCAGTGGTCCAGAAGGGCCTGACCTCGGTCAAGGGCGCCGGCCAGGATGCCGGCGCCAGCCTGGGCGACGTCACGAAAGAGGCGAAGAAGGCCGCCGACGCCTTGGATCGGGCCGCCCGCAGCAGCGCCGCCTCGGGCAGCCAAATGGAGGATGCTGGCCAGAAGGCGGCCGCCGGCGCGGCGGGCATGGCCACGGCAGGGGAATCAGCCAAGGCCATGTCGGCGGATGTGGCCACCGCCGCAGATCGCGTCCGAACGTCCGGCGCGGCGGTGCAGAAAACGGTGGCCGATGAGATCCGTCTGATCTCCGAGCTCGATGCACGTCTGGAGCGCGGCGCGGCGAGCATGTCCGATCTGGCCGACACGGAGGCGATGCTTGATCGGGTGATGGCGCGCGGCCTGATCACCACCGAGGATTACAACAGCGCGCTCAAGGCGTTGGATAAGCAGGAAGCGGGCCTGGCTCGGTCGGAGCAACAGCGTCAGCGTGCTGTTGAGGGCGCCCTGGGGCGCTATGACAGTGCATCAATAAAGCTGCAGAAGCTGGAGCGGGACGAGCAGGAACTCAAGGCGGCGGTAGATGCCGGCCGCATCAGTCGCGAGCAGTACAACCGCGCCCTGGCGGGCATCAGCGTCCAGCGCAACGCGGTCAAGGTTGCCGAAGCGACCAGCCGCAGCCTGGGCGCCGGGGCGATCTCGGCCGGCCAGTACCAGATGGCCATGCGCCAGCTGCCGGCGCAGATCACCGATATCACCACCAGCATCGTCAGCGGCATGCCGATCTGGATGGTGGCCATCCAGCAGGGCGGCCAGCTGAAGGATTCCTTCGGCGGTGTCGTGCCCGCCGCGCGCGCGCTTACCAGTGCGCTCAATCCCACGGCGGTCGTCCTGGGTGGTGTGGCTGCCGGACTGGGTGTTGTTGGCTTTGCCGCGCTGCAGGGATACAAGCAGCTGCGAGCCTTCGACGGCGCGGTGATCTCGACCGGCCATTCACTTGGCGTGTCCAGCGGTCAGCTCTATGCCCAGGCGAATGCCGTCGGTGCGGTCACCGGTGAGTACTCCGATGCCACGGCGGCCGCCCAACAGTTGGCGGCCAGCGGGAAGTTGACCGCTAACACCCTGTCTACAGCGATCAGCGTCGCGGTCAATCTGGCCAAGCTGACGGGCGAGTCGATCGAGGGCACCACCGCCAAGGTGATCGAGGTATCCAAGGCCCCTTCGGCAACACTGGCCAAGCTCAACGAGCAGTATCACTTTCTCACTGCGGCGGTGTACGAACAGGTTCGGGCGCTCGAGGACCAGGGCAAGGCGACCGACGCCGCCAAGGTGGCGCTGGAGGCCATCGCAAACGTCAGTGACCAGCGTGTCAAAGAAATGGAGTCGCGGGCCGGCTCTCTGGAGCGGGCATGGGATGCTGTTGCTCGTACGCTCAAGCGCGTCTGGCAAGGCCTGAAGGACATTGGTCGGACCGACTCCGAGGCGATGCTCCGCGCGGAGACCGCGGCGATGCGTGGTACGACCGAGCAGCTGCAGCAGGCGCTGAAGAACGGCAACACGCCGGCCATCAGCTACTACTACGACCAGCAGATCAAGCAGATGGACCGGCTCCGCAAGGCCCGGTCCGCCTATGATCGTGACGTCAGTTCTGCTGAGAACGCTGCGCAGGCCCAGCGCGTGCAGGATGCCGGCGTCGAAGCCGCGAAGGCGATCGCATCTGGCCTGGAGGAAGGCGCGAGCAAGGCAGAGAAGCTGAAGAAGGCCACTGAAGAGGTTGCCAAGCAGTTCCGCGAGTTGCGCAAGGCCAATCCAGGGAGCGACCTGCTTAAGGGCGTCACCTTTGGCGACGACGGCAGCGTCAGTGGCGGCGCCTACGACAAGCGTATTGCCCAGCTGCAAGAAAAATTCAAGGAGCGCACGCCAAAGACCCCGAAGACTGAGGGCCAGAGGGACGAAGCTGCCGCACAGCGGGAACTTGAGCGGTTGAAACAGCAGATCGACCTGGTCGGTACTCTGGACGAAACCCGCAAGAAGGCGACCGAGACCAGCCGCATCCAGGCGGCTATTGCCGAAGGCAACTTCAAGAATGCGTCCGCAAAGACGCGGCAGGAGCTGCTGGACGAAGCCAAGAAGCTTGATATGGCCAACCTGCGGGTCGAGGCTGACCGCAGGATGCTGGAGATCCGTGATCGTATTGCCGCTCTGCAGGGGCGTGGGCCTGATGCGGAACTGGCCAAGACCACACGTGAGCTGACCAAGCTGAAGGAAGAGTTGGAGGCCGCCGGGCGGGCTGCCGACGCCGCGGATGTGGCCAAGCTCCTCAATCTGAGTAAGGCCAGCACGGACCTGAAGAACCTTCAGGACACGTACAACCAAGTGATGGCGGGCATCGCCCTCGGGCAGCAGAGAATCCAGGTAGAGCTGCAGGCAGGGCTGATTACCCAAGGTGACGCGCAGCAACGCATTGTCGATCTGTATCAGAGACAAAGCACGACCTTGCGCGATCTCATTCCACAGATGCGGGCGGCAGCAACTGCACTTGGAACGCCAGAGGCCATCGCCGCGGTCGATCAGATCGACCTGAAGCTGAAGGAAATGCTTCAGACGACGAACCTACTTCAGCAAACCGTCAGAACCACGCTGCAGAACGGCTTCAAGGAAGCCTTCATGTCGCTGGCCAATGGAAGCGCCTCCTTGACCGACGCGGTGCGCGGGTTCTTCCTGTCAGTTTCCAGTGGCCTGGCCGAGTTCGTGGCTGACCAGTGGTCGCAGGCCTTGGCCAATCGAATCACGTCGATGGTGTTCGATAAGGGGGTCGATGTTGGAACTGACGCGGCCGCAGCCGCTGCCACTCAGGCGTCAGCAGCAGCCCTGTCAACTGCCGCCGCAGGCGTCACCGCCGGTGCCACGGCAGTGGCCTCCAGCGCAACCGCGCTCAGTACCTCGGGCGCGGGCTTGATCACCGGTGCATCTGCAGTGACGTCAGCGGCCATCCAGATGCAGGCTGCGGCACAGGCGATGGCCGCTGCCTCCGCCGTGAGAGCTGCCGCCAGCTATGCGGTTGGTGGCTACACCGGTCCCGGCGGCAAGTATCAGGAGGCCGGCACAGTCCACGCGGGTGAGTTTGTCCATCGTCAGGAGGTGGTCCGCCAGCCTGGCGCTCTGGCATTCCTCTACGACTTCAATCGGGTGGGTATGGCTGCGCTTGAACGATGGCGCGGCTATGCCGACGGAGGACATGTGGCGGCGCTGCCCACACTGCAGCGATCCCCTGTGTTCAGCAGTGCGGCTTCGGCGCCACCGAGCACCGCCCGGCAACTGGGCATCCGCCTGATCAACCAGGTGTCGCCAGAGCTGTTTGGCGAGTATCTGGACGATCCCGGCAGCGACACCGTCATCGTCAACAAGATCAGCCGCAACTCCGCGGCGATTCGTCAAGCACTGGAAATTTGAGCATGCCCTGGGCAACCGACACCGCAGCCAACATCACCGACCTCATGGCCCGCCTGCGGGACTTCCTGACCGCCAACGCGGCCCTTGTAGCCGCAAACCAGCAGTGGCAGGTCGTAGGAGGTGTTGCCAGCGGACCGATCGCGGCCAACGATTTCGTGTCGCTCAAAGGCCGTGGACTTGCTGGCGAGGATGAGATCTACCTGACGCTGCAGGCATGGGTGGTGCCGGCCAGCAACTACTACAACATGCGTGTGCGTGGTCACACGGCGTACAACCCGGACCTTCCGGGTATCACCCAGCCTGGAGCCAACTCCAACTACGTGTCGATCTTGGGGGTCAACTCACCTATCAAGTACTGGTTCATCGCCAATGGTCGTTGCTTCAAGGTGATCACCCGAATCAATGGCCGCTACGACGCTCTGTACGCGGGGTTCATCCTGCCTGAGCATCTGCCCGGTGACTGGAGCTACCCGCACTTCATCGGCGGCTCCTACCTGGGCAGCAACGGATTGGCATCGCTCGACACCTACGAGCATTCCAACTTCTGGAATGCGGTTGCAGCTGCTCGGGATAACGCGGCCCTGAGCCAGGCCTACCTTTTCACGCCCATGCAGGCGTGGCTGCCGGTTCGTAACGGATACACCACCACAAACATCGCCACTGGGCGCATCACCATGCCCTGGAACCCGAATGTGGGGAATCAGAACGTCCGCAGCTGCCTGGACGGTCAGCGTTGGCTGCAGCGTGGTCAGCTGATGGCGGTCGGCTGGGAGTCGGGCAACCCTGATCGCGGCTCGCGCGTTTCCGAAGTGCCGGAGGGTGGGCAGTTCTACGGCAGCTTCGACGGCGTCTTCTACACCCCGGCCTTCGGCGCCACTGCCGAGCAGATCTCCACTGTGAACAGCGTGGATCACCTGCTCATCCCCAACGTGTACCGAACCGGCGACGGCCAGTACGCCGCATTTGCCTTGGAGTGAGACATGGCATACGCCGAGTTCAACAACGTACCGAACGTGCAGACCTTGATCGACCAGGTTCTCCAGTTCGCCCAGGCGAACGGCTGGACGATCGAGCGCAACAATCTGGTCGGCGCGAACCGCACGGCCACGGTTCGCATTCCAGGCGTCTCCGACTATGTCCACCTGTTCAACACTGACCGGCTGAGCCTGAAGTCTCGCTTGTCGATCGGCTATGACGGGAACGCAACGCCGTCCGCCCAGCCGCTGGTGTCCCCCCGTGACGTCTCGACATTCGAGCTGGTCGGGCCGTTCCCCCGGCTGAAGTTGTTCGCCAACGGCAACTCGATCCATATCGCCATCGCGCAGGCAATCGCCGGCGAGTACCGCCATCACACGTTCGGCGTCCTTGAGAAAGCCGGCGACTATGCAGGCGGAACCTACGTTGACGGAACCTACTGGGCGCGCACGGGCAGTTGGAGCGGAATGCTGGCCCAGAACGGCAACAACGTCGTGCCCTTCGGCCACAACACCAGCAACACCGGTTGTGGCCATGTGCGCGCCGATTCAACTGAAGATGGCCGCACCAACAGCTATCACATGCTCAGCAACTACTACGGAAGCACCCTGGGTGTCGAAGGCCAGGCAGGCAGTGGTGTCGGCAGCATCTACCAGTCCACCACCTCCGCCACCTACGACAGCATGTGGTTGGGCTACGCCCTTGCCGGGTGCGACGAGAACACGTTCTCTGGCCGCAGCGTGATTCATCCGATCCAGTTGTGCGTCCGCCGCGCCGGTACCGGCGTCTACCTTTCGCCGATCGGGCGGGTGTCCGGGCTTCGTGCCTGTTACCTGGAAAAGCTGGAACCCGAAATGGAGGTGGCGATCGGCGACGACACGTGGGTGGTGTTTCCGTGGGTGCGGAAGCTGGCAATGAGCTCCACGACCAATGCGCCGCCGGCCAGCGGCAACTATGGCTGGGCGGTGAAGAAGTCCTGATGGCCATCATCTTCTCCACCCAGAGCAGCACCGGGCCGAACTGGCGCAGCGGCAATCTGGCGACGCCGCGCACCCGTATTCCCCTGCAGTTCCGAGCGGCGGCCGCAAGGTTGGGCTTCTACACGGGTGTGAGCAGGGAATCGGCTATCGAGGTGCCCGAGCAGCGATCGAGCGGTCCTCAGCAGCGAACCTCGTTCGACGACTGGTACTACCGCATCCATGTGCTGCCGCTGCGCATTGACCTGGGCAACCTGGTCACCAATCAGGTCCGGTACGTTCAGATCTGGAACGCGTTCCTGCAGCAGCAGACGCTGTCGTCCGTGTCGCTGGAGAATGGTGACGGCGTCGAACTGGTGGGGCCGGGCGCGCCGCCCCTTGCCTTCGCGCCGCTGCAGCTCCGGCGGTGGCAGTTGTCGATTACCACCGAAGGGCCTCCCGTCATCGCCGCCACGCTGTCTTACGACTTCGTGGCCTTGGGCCAGCGCACTGTCACGATTACCGGGAACCGCATGTCGGCGTGGATGCTGCCGCCGGATTGGTCCCGGCCCGTGGCGGAAACCTTGGCCTGGCTGACTGATGTCCAGCAGTCCACTGATGGCAGCGAAGCACGTTTCCCACTGCGTGCTTCCCCGCGACGGTCGTGGGAGTTCAGCGTGCTCGCCGATCGGCGCGAGCGCCAAGTCCTGGAACACGCTCTGTTCGACTGGTCGGCTCGTACCTGGGCGCTGCCGGTTTGGAACGACGTTTCGTGGCTGCGGGCCAACCTGGCGTTGGGCGTGCAGTCCATCCCGGTGCAGGCCGCCAGCCAGCGCGACTACCGGCCCGGCGGTCTGGCCATGCTCTGGAAGGACGTGACCACCTACGAGCTGGTTGAGGTGTCGGAGATCACCGCCGATGGCCTGCAGCTGGCCCGACCCACGGCCAACGCCTGGGCACCTGGCACCCGCGTACTGCCCTGCAGGACCGCCCGCATGGCCGAGACCCCCAGCCTGGAGCGGGTGACCGACCAGGTCATGCGTTCCACCGTGCGCCTGGCTGCAGTAGAAACCTGCGATTGGCCGGCAGCTCCGCCGGCGGCGACCTATCGCGGTCGCCCTGTGCTGGAGCAGCGTCCCGATCTGGACCAGGCACAGACGGCCGAGTTTGGGCGGCAGCTGGTGGTGATCGATGGCGACATCGGTCCTGTTTCGGTAGATGACATCAGCGGCAAAGCCTGGCCGCTGCAGTCACATGCCTGGCAGACGTGGGGCCGCGCAGAGCAGGCCGGCCTTCGTAGCTTGCTGTACTGGCTGCAGGGCCGTGCCGCCGCGCTGTGGGTGCCGTCCTGGGCGGATGATCTGGAGCTGGTCGAGCCGTCCCTGACCACCTCCAGCGGCATCGTGGTTGCCTGGGCGGGCGTGGCCCGCTTCGGACGCGCGCAGGCCGGCCGCCGCCATCTGCGTATCGAGCTGTTCAGTGGACAGGTGCTGTATCGGCAGCTGGTTGAAGCCACCGAGCTGGATTCGCAGCGCGAGTTCCTGCAGCTGGACGTGCCGCACGGCATCGCCCTGCAGCCCAGCGCCATCCGCCTCATCAGCTGGATGGTGTTGGCCCGCCTCAGCTCCGACACCGTGGAGCTGTCCCATGAAACCGACGGAGAGGGCGTCGCACGTTGCCGCGTGTCCTTCGCCGGCATCGGCGCCGAGGAGAGCGAGCCGTGAGCCTGTTCTCTCGCCACGTCGAGCTGTATGAGTTTGGGCGCGGTTCCCAGCGCTGGCGGTACACCTCCAGCGATCGGGTCGAGACCTACGATTCGCAGCTATTCAGCCCCGAGGCAATCAAGCGCGGCCGCATCGGTCAGTCGGCCCAAGAAGCCAGGTCGAATCTGGAACTGACCGTGCCCTTGTCGCTGCCGCTGGCATCAGTGCTGCGTCCTTACACCCCGACCGAGCGCATCATCGTTCGGTGGCGCAGGGTGCGGAAGAGCGACGGCGCAATCCGCGGCACATGGAACGGCGTGCTGAGCGACTTCAACGAGCGGCAGAACGACCTCGTGCTGACCTGCCAGAGCAACGCTGGCGCCGCCGCCACCAATGGCCTTCGTCGTTGCTGGCAGGTGCAGTGCCCCTTCGCGCTGTTTGACGCGGACTGCGGTTTGAACGCGGAGCTGTTCAGGGTCGACGGGGTGCTGTCGGCGGCAGCCGCCAACACGATCACCTCCAACGCCTTCGCGGCAAAGCCGGATGGCTGGTTCGTTGGCGGCTTCATCAGGTGGGCCCGAGGCGCCGCCATCGAGCGTCGCTTTGTCGTTGGCCACACCGGACCAACGCTCACCCTGCTGACACCCGCACCACTGGCAGCCGGCGAGTTGGTTTCTGCCTATCCAGGCTGTGGCCACTCTCTGCAGATCTGTCACGAGAAGTTCGACAACGCGCTGAGGTATGGCGGGCAGCACACCATCACGTCGAAGAACCCCTTTGGCCCCGATCCCATCTTCTAAAGGAGCATCCCATGTGGGTTCAAATCGTCATCATGATCGTGGCGCTGGTCATCAGCTACGTGATGCGCCCGAAGCCAACGGTGCCCAAGCCAGCAGCCCTGGAGGACTTCAACGTTCCGACCGCCGAGGACGGGCGCGAGTGCAGCATGATCTTCGGCACCGTCTGGATCGATGACCCCAACGTGCTGTTCTACGGCGATCTGCGCACCACGCCGATCAAGGTCAAGGGCGGCAAGAAATGAGGCTCCACATCAAGCCGGTTCTTCGGCGCTACTGGTTTGGGCACCCGGTCTTCTTCTGGTCGCACCGTCATGGCTACGGCTATCGCCGTTGCTGGCTGTGGGTCGACTGGGTGGTCGACCACACCTATTTCGTGGATGGCCAGGAGGTCGCGCTGTGGTAGCGGTAATGGTGACCGTCGAACACGCACGGGCGGCCAAACTTGGCGAGCGCAGCGGCGTACTGTGCGCCGCCGGCATCCGCACCTGGATGGACCGCCACGGGCTCGACCTCCGCCAGTTCCTGGATGAGGGGCTGCCCGTGGAGCAGTTTGAAGCGCTGGATGACGCATTCGCCCAGCGCCTGGCTGCGATCGCCCGTGCGGAGGTCGACCGTGGGTAGTGGCAAGAAGCAAACGGTTGGCTATCGCTACTTCATGGGCCTCTACTTCGGCGAGTGCCTTGGGCCGGCGGATGCTCTGCGCGAGATCCGTGTCGGCGATCGCAAGGTGTGGGATGGCACCGCGCAGACTGCCTACCTGAGCTGGATGGGGATGAAGGTACCGATCACGGTGCCTGCAACAGGGCCGATCACGGCCTCGCGGTCTATCCGCATCCTGGCTCCCGACGTGTTCGGCGGCGACAAGGGTGAAGGCGGCATCGAAGGAACCCTTGAGGTCCGCATGGGTGAGCCGACCCAGATGCCGAGCGCGTACCTGCAGTCCTTGGTGCCTGGCCCGTGGCCGGCCGCCCGCAACCTGGTCACGTCGGTGTTCAACGGCCAGGTCTCGGCGATGAACCCCTACATCAAGAACTGGTCGAAGAAGTGGTCGCGCTGGAAGCAAGGCTGGAAGAACGGCCTATGGCAGGGCGACCTGGTGCAGATCGATGAGGGAATGAACCCGGCCCACATCATCTATCAGGTCCGTACCGAGGGCATGGGCCACCCGATCGACGTGATCAACGATGAGAGCTTCCGCAAGGCCGCTCAGACCCTGAAGGACGAGGGTTTCGGCCTGTGCCTGAAGTGGTCCCGCTCGGTGCCTGCCGGCGAATTCATGGACATGGTGTGCGACCACATCGGTGGCATGCGGATCGAGGATCCAGTGACGGGCCTGACCGAGCTGGTGCTGGTGCGGCCGGACTATGACCCGGCCACCCTGGACGAGATCGGGCCTGCGAGCATCATCGAACTGCTGGAATGGCAGCAGCCGATGCTGGAGAACAGTGTCAACGAGATCACGGTCGTCTACCGCGATATCGCCACCAACAAGGATGCGGCCGTCACCTATCAGAACCTGGCCAGCGTGCAGGCGCAGGGACGGGTCGTCAGCAGCCGCAAGAACTATCCCGGCCTGTGGAATACCGCGCTCGCGAGCCGCGTCGCCGCCCGTGAGGTCGCTGCCGTGAGCAGCCTTCCCTGCAGGGTGAAGGTCCGCGTGCGGCAGGACGCAGGCCCGTACAAGCGCGGGCAGGTGCGGGCCCTGTCGTGGCCACGCCGGGGTGTGACTCGCATGCCTGTGCGGATTCTCGACATCGATGAGGGCACGCAGACAGAAAGTTCCGTGGTGCTGACCGTCGTCCAGGATGTCAGCGGAATGGCGGCGGCCAGCTATATCCAGCCATCCGGAAGCGTTTGGGTTGAGCCTGATACCAAGCCCAAGCCGGTGACCGTGCAACGGCTGCAGGAGGCGAGCTACCGCGATCTGGCCGCCACGCTGGGCGCGGCCGAGCTGGCGGCAGTGTCCCCCGAGGTCGGCTATCTCACGTCGATCGGCGTGCGGCCGTCGTCGGTGGCCTATGGCTACACCCTGCAGACCCGGCTGGGCAGCGAGGCATTCGCAGAGGCTGGCACGGCAGACTTCGCCCCCACGGGCCTGCTGATCACCGCCATGACCGCCACAACTACCTCCATCGCGCTGTCCGCTGGCGTCAGTCTGGACGCAGTCGCAATCGGTACCGAGGCCCTGATCGATGACGAACTGGTGCGCGTGGTTGCCCTCGACCCAGTGGCAGCCACCCTTACCGTTGCCCGTGGCTGCGTAGACACGGTGCCGGCGGCGCACGCGGTCGGCACGCGGGTGTGGTTCACCGACGAGTACGTTGGTTTCGACACGCGTGAGTACCTGGCCAACGAATCGCCCCAGGCGAAGCTGCTCACCCGCACCAGCCAGGGCGAGCTGATCCCTGACCTGGCCACCGCCATCGGCCTGACGGTGCAGCGTCGCCAGATCCGCCCGTACCCGCCTGGCCGGCTGCGCGTCCAGGGCGCTGCCTATCCACCCGAGGTGTGGGCTGCCGGCGCCGCGCTTACCGTGCAGTGGGCGCATCGCGACCGCCTCCTGCAGGCCGACCAGCTGATCGACACCGAGCAGGGCAGCATTGGACCCGAACCGGGCACCACCTACACCGTGCGCTGGTACCTCGCTGGCTCGCTGGCTCGTCGGCAGGCCGATATTGCCGGCACCACCGACGCGTACACCCCGCCGGCCGGCACCGGCGGAATGCAGATCCGCGTCGAGGTGGAGTCCAACCGTGACGGCCACCGCAGCTGGCAGATCCTGCAGCACACCTTCCTATACCGCGCGCAGCTGGTGACCGAGGCAGGCGATCGCCTGGTCACCGAGGCGGGCGACGTCTTGATTCTGGAGTAACGAAAATGGTCGACGTAAAGATCTCTGCCCTCCCCAATGCCGCCGCGCTCACCGGCACCGAGGTGTTGCCTGCTGTCCAAGCTGGCGGCACCGTGAAGGTCTTGGTCAGCGCTATCCGGGCGGGCCTGGTGCAGAACACGGGCGACGAGGACGTCGGTGGCATCAAGACGTTCACCGGGTCGCAGGTCCGCATGAGTTCATCCATGCCCGGCCTGTGGATGAATGAGGTCGGAGGCAACTTCTCGTTGTACGTCGTGCTGGACGCCGACAACCTCCAGTTCCAGGTGCGCCCGGTGGGCTTCGCCAACTCCATTGTCGACATGCCCTTCCGGATTGAGCTGGGGAACAAGGTCATCACCACGGATTACCTGGTTCGGCCTCGGACGACCCTGAAAGACGACCTGGGCAGTGGCACTTTCCGGTATCGGGACGCCTTCGTGCGCAGCATCAACGTGAACGAGAGCGTCGCGTTCGCCAACGCCACTGCGGTCCGGAACACCAAGGCCAACCTGGGCCTGCCGATCACCGTATCGACAACTGCGCCCACCAGCCCGGCCGAAGGCGACATCTGGATTGACATCTCATGAGCATCATTGCCAATTGGGACGACGTATCTCCCTCCACTACCGGTGGAGGCGGTTCAATGGCAGACACTGCCGGGATCTTCGGCCGTGGGCGCACGGGTAGCAGTCAGAGCTGGGGATTTCAGCGCATTCCCAGCGCAGCCATTGCTGTAGGTGCAGCCATGCCTGCACACGTGGTCAGCTGTCTGGTGACTGTTCCCAATCGTGGTAGTTCTCCGCAGATCAACATCGGCGGCATTGGCTACTTCGTCGAAGGATCGTCGGTTGATGCCGCACCGGTAACGTGTGCAGTATTCGACGCCCGTGACAGTCCTACCGGCACCAGCTCAACTCTTTTCCAGATTCGGCAAGGAACTCTGAACACTGCCGGTGTGGTGGCAGCATCTCCATCGGATAGCAATGTGGTACCCGGCCGTGTGTATCGGCTGGAACACGTCATCCAGCCCGGTGCAACCGATGTCCTGAACGTCACCGCTCGTTACTACGACCATGCTTCGGGAGTCTTGCTGAAGAGCCTGACCTCCACCGTGTCGGTAGCTGGCGTGTCCACGATCTACCCCGGATACCTGACCTATGGCGGGGCTGTCATCGACAGTATCCAGCTTCAAGTTGGTGCAGAAGAGTACCAATCGAATCTGCCGGTGAAAGCACGTATCGGGGGCAACTGGGTCCGCAAGCCGATGAAGCGGTGGAACGGCTCAGCCTGGGTCACGCATTACCCGAAGAAGCTCTTCAAGGGCGCCTGGGTCTGGTAACAGGCCGCTTCCTGGGCGCTCAGAACTGGGCGCAGACCGGTCAGCGGGAACTGACCGGTCGGCACCGCAACACACGCGACAGCCCGCGTGCAATTGGCCAAGGCCCAGCCCCCTCGCGCGGGGAGGCTGAGTCTGGCCGAGAACCATCGCAGAGGCTGAGAATGAAGACCACAACGCTGTTTCCCTGGCCAGGCGGGAAGACCCGTCTCCTGCCGCACCTGCTGCCCTTGGTGGCCGACACCCCCCATCGCACCTATGTCGAGGCGTTCGCCGGCGGCGCCGCGCTTCTGTTCGCCAGGGAGCCGGCCAAGGCTGAGGTGCTGAACGACGCGCACGGCGAGCTGGTGCGCTTGTACAGGGTGGTGGCCAACCATCTGGAGGAGTTCGTCCGCCAGTTCAAATGGGCGCTGACCAGCCGCGAGATGTTCCGGTGGTGCCAGCTTCAGCACCCGGACACCCTGACCGACATACAGCGCGCGGCGCGCTTCTACTACCTGCAGCGCCTGGCGTGGGGCGGGAAGGCGACGGGGCAAACGCCTGGCTTCGGACGAGGCGGGAAGGGACTGAACCTGCTGCGGATCGAGGAGGATCTCAGCGCGGCGCACCTCCGACTGCACAAGGTGACCGTCGAGCACCTGGCATGGCAGCAGTGCCTGGCCAAGTACGACGGGGCCGACACCCTGTTCTTCCTGGACCCTCCGTATTGGGAGACCGAGGGGTACGGGGTGCCCTTCGGTATGGAGCAGTACCAGGAACTGGCGGCCAAGATGGCCGGCCTGCGGGGTGCGGCCATCCTGACCATCAACGATCACCCAGCAATGCGGGAGGTGTTCGGCCGGTTCAGAGACAGGGTAGTGCCCATCCGCTACACAATCGGGCGCCAGGCGGTTCAGCGAAGGGAGCTGATATATACGACCTGGTAGGTCGGCTCAGGCACGGGGCCTATCGCCCCGTGCAATTTCGTTACGGGGGGTGCAACATTGCCCCTCCACCGTTTATCTCACGTCAGGCGGGCGATTTATCGCGCGCCGTTACAGCTTCCCGTAATTGCCGGCCAGCGGCCGGCACTACCCCCCTGTGCCGGCCATGCCGGGTGGGATGAGGCCGATGGCTTTGGGGTCGGATCCCTTGCTGCAGGCAAGGATTCAGACCCCATCCACGCATGGCGTGGATCTCCTGGTAGAGCCGGCCGCTGGCCGGCTTCCCGTAGTTGCCGGCCAGCGGCCGGCACTACCCCCTGTGCCGGCCATGCCGGGTGGGATGAGGCCGATGGCTTTGGGGTCGGATCCCTTGCCGCAGGCAAGGGCTCTGACCCCATTCCACGCATGGCGTGGATCCTGGTAGCGCCGGCCGCTGGCCGCCTTCCCGTAATTGCCGGCCAGCGGCCGGCACTACCACCGCGCGTGCCATTCCCGGTGGGCGCGACAAACAAAAAGGCCGCCCCAGGGCGGCCTTTCTGCGTGGCAACGTCGCGCGGACGTCAGTGCATCATGTGCACGTTCATGTTGTGCATGACCCACAGGGTACCGACCACGATGATGCCG